GGGTAAATAGTTTTTTGCGTGGCTCAAGAAAACATGATACAGATTTAAGGAGAAAAAGTGCCAAAAAGAAGACGCGTCGCAAGAGATAAAAAGACAGGTGTTCCTAAAAAATATCTATCTGGATTAAAAGGTAGAAAGCGCAGAAAGCGTGCAAGCCTTATTAAAAAAATGGCAAAGCTTTATAAGTCTGGCAAACGCATACCACGATCTATGTTTAAAGCAAGGACAAGATACTAATGGCTACTAATTTAAAAGGCATTAATCTTAAAGGGTTGACAAAAAGACAAAAAAGTCAAATGCAACGACACAAAACACATCATACCAAAAGACATTTGGCGAAGATGGCAGCAGAAATGCGAAAAGGTAAGACATTCTCGCAGAGTCATCGAACTGCACAAAGAATGGTAGGCAAGTAATGGCGATCACCTATCGCGGTGTTAAGTTTTCAGGTTACAATAAACCAAAAAGAACTCCTTCGCATAAAACAAAATCACATGTTGTTTTAGCAAAAGTAGGTTCCAAGATTAAATTAATACGTTTTGGACAGCAGGGAGCAAAAACTAATCAGACCGCAAAACAGCGAAGAGCTTTTAAAGCAAGGCACAGAAGGAATATAGCCAAAGGTAGAATGAGTGCAGCATACTGGGCAAATCGCGTAAAATGGTCTCCATCAAAAACAAAAAACAAATAAGGAATAACAATGGCTAAAAAAGAAAAAGAACAAAAGCCAATGCTGAATTTAGACGGTGTAGAATACGAAATAGATTCTATGACCGATGAGCAAAAGGCAATGACAAATCACGTAGCAGATCTTTCTCGTAAGATTGAGACAATGGCTTTTAACATGCAACAGTTAGAGTTTGGTAAGCAAGCTTTTATCGGTGCATTAAAAAGCTCATTAGCTGGTGAGGAAGAAAAAGAAGCCTAAGCTAAGAAAATCAAGGAGAAGAGATGCCTGAACAATGGATTGAAATTGGTTTTGCTGGTCTATCTGCTACTATACTGTTTATGACCTTTAAGTGGATGACCAGCGAACTCAACAAAAAAATTGATGATTTGCATGCAATAGTAATAAAACTAATTGATGCTAAAAATTTAATGATGGATAAATTCCAGGAATTGAATGATGAAGTCACCGACCAGCTTAATTATATAGAAGCTAAACTTGGAAATGGCAGAGGTTCAAAGCAAAGAAGAAAGTCTGGAAAATGATTGATAGTTTAAAAGCAGTTGGCAACGCTAGTGTAGGTGTAGGAGTCTGGTGGACAAGCTTACCGATGTTGTTGCAAATGCTAGTTTCGATATGCACAATTGTGTATATTTTAATTAAAATAAAAAAGGAACTGTAATGATACAAGACATGATTATGAAATACTTGTTTAACGACGATAACAAAGAGAAGATTATTGACGAACTAAACAAGAATGTCAATATCCCTATTATCAACGAAGACACTGAAGAAAAGATAATTTCTGCTATTTATGATGTGTTTGAAGATGTAATGGGAAAAGTATTAAAAAAGTAATGCGAACTACTTTTGGAGAAATTATACAAGAGGTCTTACGTCACGAAGGTGGCTACGTCAATGACTCAGAAGACAAGGGTGGTGAGACCAAGTATGGTATATCAAAAAGAGCGCATGGCGATGTAGACATAAAAAATCTTACAGTAGAAGAAGCATGTGCTATTTACAGGGAAGACTATTGGAAGCCTTGTAAGGCAGAAAAGCTACCAGAAGAATTAAGAGAATCTTATTTCTTGTTTGTGGTAAACGCAGGGCAGGGTAACGCGGTAAAGGTCTTGCAAAGAGCATGCAACGGTAAGAACGGTAGAGACGAACAGATTAAAGTTGACGGTAGAATAGGTAGAATGACAATCAGGGCTTCGCAGAAGCTAGAAAGAGACCGCTTTACCTCATACATTGTTTTGCATTATGCAAAGATCGTATACAGGAACGATTCCCAAGAGCGCTTCTGGTACGGCTGGTATAGAAGAGCTTTAGGATTATAGGAAAAGATATGACACTTGCAGAAGAACTAGAAAATATGATGCATGAACTCAAGGCTATAAAGCACATGAACTCAAGCATAAAGATTGAAATTGATAAAATTACACCTAGTGTAGATGGTATAAAAAAGATTGCTACGCTGATTGGTATGATTGACAACTTAAAGGTTCCAGATATTGTATGTTCTTTTGAGGACGTAGACGATTATCCTGGCACAAAAGATTTTGGTGGTATGGCATGAGTACACGATTAGAAGCATTTTGTAATATTACCACAGACTTACAAGGTATAGAACCAAGCATTGATAGCTTTGACAGAAAAAGACTGGTACAGAACTTTGTATCGCATACCACCAATGTGTATGTAGCACACGACAGCGGGTACGTTGATTTGGCGTATGTTGATGGTAAAGAGCAGAGCATGCAGTCCTCAGTTAGTGATGTTGATGGTACTGAAAAAGCCTTTTACGATTCCTCAGCAGATGCATTATACATATACAATAGCCTAGACCCAAATAATCTAACCGTAGAAGGCGCAGAGGATTGGGCAACGGTTAAACAGCGGGTAGTCAATGAACAGGCTGATAGGATACGTTCCTATATCAATAGACCTATCTTTGAAAGAAACAAATCAGAGGATCAGGGTGCAGCAAGTCGCACCTATGACTTTGTGCTTATCAATGCAAATGCTGCATTAGCCGTAGCAGAGCTTATGCGTCCAATCGACTTTCAAAGAGCGCAAGACATTGAAGAGCGTTACATCTCTCCTGATTCTGATGGAATGCTAGATAGACTCAAGCGTGGGGACTATGCATTATGGCACGAAGCCACCTATGAAAAGAATGAAGGCAGAGTTGTGCCAGTATCTCTACATACAAATACGACTGGGTATATTGCAGATACAAAAGTCTATGGTTTACCAGCAGTCGATTTTGACGATGTTAGGGTAAAGATATCGAATGGCGGAACCTTCACTTCTGGGTCTGCAAACACTACGGTAAAATATTCTGTGTTTACTAAGAATGACGATGGCTTAGCTACAAATCAAGTAATTACAGAAGAAGAGATTAATGGCAGCTATCAAGCCTTAGCATATAATATTTACATAAGATTTAGTGAGGGAGTTTACACCACTAATGACGAGTGGCAAATAATTGTTCAAGGGGAACCCGAAGAGCATGGAACAGTAAAATCAGAACAAATCAGTAGGAGATAATCATGGGATACGGAATGAGCTATGGCGGTAAAAGAAAAAAGAAGAAAAAAAAGAAAAAAGCCAAAAAGCGCAAATAATGTATGGCTATCACCTTCACAGAAGTCTTTCGTTCTAATGTTTTAGATTCACTTACCACTCTACTTAACAGTGAATTTAACAAACTCCCTATATTTTTTGATAAAGACTTTAAACCTAGAGGCAGTTTCTTTTTTAGAATCATACCAAACTCTGAAAGTCTTGAAGAGCCTACGATAACAGATCAATTACGAAACTACAATGTCTTGGTCAAGCTATACAGAAAAACACCAGGCACAGTTACCAAAAGAAACAACTATACACAGCTTGTGAATTATGTGGATAGAGTCAAGCGTCTTATTGCTAATAACAGCAACTATAGACCATCCAGTGTGTATAAGTGGCACGATGGCAGAATATCCTCAGTAAACTACCAGCCAGACCTGGAAGACTCTGAAGAAGGATACCAGGTCACAGATATTACATTTGAATGCGCGGTACTTGCATGACTACCTTTACAGAGATATACAACAATACCGTCCTGGAAGATCTAGAGTTTATAATTAACGAAGAGTTTAATATACCAATACGCTATGACAATACGTATCGTGGCAATGCATTTTTTCATATAATGCCACAAGGTGAAGAGCTAATTGAAATTAGAACAGATGGCGCGCTTCGTGAATACAGTCTTCAGATAACCTACTTCGAAAAGAACTATGGGACATACACTCAGCGTAGTGGTCTTGATAATAGAGCTAGAGTGGTAGAACGCTTGAAGAAGCTGATACGAAATAATATCGCTGGTGTTGACGATGTTGTATTCTTTTTAACGTCAAACGGTAAGAACTTTCTTACTAGCAATAGTTTAGCACTTGTACCAGCAGGCGATACTGAGCTTGACTGGCATCATGCAAGAATAGAATCTATAGAATACGATGAGGACGCTGAGAACAATAGATATTTAACAGGAACTGTAGACTTCCGCTGTGTAGTCGAGGAAATCTATACAACGTAAACTCTTAGGGTATTAATGATGGCAAAATATAAAGCAAAAAAGTATATAAACCACCACAACAGCTATAACGGTCTAGATGTTGAAGATTGGGAAAAGCTTAATAATGGAGAGACCGTTGAATTAAGTGCAGTGCCTAAAGAGGCAAAGCGATATTTAGAGAAAGTATCAACAAGTAAGAAGGAGTCCAAGTAATGGCTTTAGATGGAGCAGCATTTAGTCCAAAAGAATTTGGTCTAGCTATACAAGCTGAAACAACAATAGGTACAGCAAAAACAGATGGTATGACGCGCGTGAATGTAGACAGCGTTGAAATGCCAGCCTTTAATTTAACACAGGTCATGGATGCGCGAAGCGGTTCTGCTGGAAGAGTAGCAGATGGTGATGATGTATTCATTGATCAAAAAGGTGTTACAAAAGAAATATCGTTCTCTGGTGTTTTAGATACAACAGTCGCAGCTTTATTGATACAGAACTGCATTGCAAAAGAAGACGCTTCTAATATTGTTTCTATTGCTTACGATTATGCACCACCAGAACTAGAAACTGGTGATAATTCTTCTATTACCATCGCTGATACCATCACAATAGCGGTATTAAATCCAAGCACTGGATCAAATCACAACATGATTTTACCAGGATGTGTGATTACTTCTCTCACTATATCTGGTGATATGGGCGATGAGTCTGGAAGATTAAAGTTTTCAGCTACTGCTCGCTCTGGATATATTGCAGCATTTAATCAGGCAGCGCCAACAATTAGTGCATCATATGGCACTACCTTCTATTCATTGGCTACACTTTCAAGTGGTGATGCAAAGAAGATTGCAGGATGCGATGACCCAGTAGTTCAAAGTTTTTCACTTGCTATTGAAAATCCTGCTGAATTTGTTGGACAGAACGATGCAAATGGCAATCCAGATGCAATCGTCAGGGCTGTTCCAGAAATATCAGTAAACCTTGATGCTACAGTTAAATACGATGCAAACACTGGCACACTTATGAATACAATGAATACTGGAGCTAATGCAGCGTTTTACATGGGGACACACGCTACTATAGGTGATTCATCTACTACGTTTGCATTTGAGTCAGCTAACGCTAGAATAACTAGCCTGTCGTACAACGAAGCTAACGCGATGATGATAGATGTTAGCACAAAGGCTGTTGCAACCTCAAGTGGTAACCTGTTCCAAATACACTATTAGTATTGATATTTAGACATATCTTCCATAATTTAAACACATGGTAAAAACAAAACATGGTGAGTTTAACGTACGCCCTATAACCTTTGGTGAGCGTAGAGAGCTTCATCGTTTGGAGATGAAAGTGTTTTGGGATCAAGATACCATAGAAAAAGATGCTTACTTTGATTTGCTAAACTGGTGTATGGAAAAAGCATTTGACAATCCTGAAGAAATATTACAAAAACTTGACGATGCGCAGATTGATGAAGTTTTAAATGACGTGTATTTGCATTACAAAGGTTTAAGTCAAAAAAAAACTGGCAAGTCAGGATAGCAACCTGGTGTAATTTCTTTGGCTGGGGAAACAGCCTACTACCCACCACATTTACGTCCTATCAAGCTCAAAGCCCTACGTTGGGCAAAATAATTACGTTTACCGAAGATGAAATATGGAACGAATGTAATCGTATTATTAAGGAAGATACAAAGCAAAAGTTCACAATAGGACAAAATCTTTACTATAATTTAAGTTTTTTCTGTAACCCTAAGTTCTTTTATAATAACGATATAGAAAATTATATTGACGACTACTTTTTATCTGTAAGGTTTAGACTGCCGATCGCAACAACATTAAACGAATCTGACTCTAGAACAATTGACATCTTTCGCCTTATTAGTGAAGAGCTAACTGCATGCGAAAAACGATCAAGGGAAATGAATAATGGCAAATCCTAAATTTATAATTGAAGTCAAAGCTAAAGGTTTTGAATCACTAAAAGACCAATTAAATGGATCTAACGTAGCATTTCAAAAATTTGGAGCAAACGCTAGAAGATCTCGCAGAGCAACAAGAGGTTTTGAAAGAGGCATGGGTGCGCTTAGGAACACTATGCTACTTTATGCATTTGCTGTTGGCGTTGCAACCAAAGCTACTGGAGCTTTTGTAAGAAATGCTTCAAGATTTCAAGATGTAAGAACTAGGCTTGTTGGTCTTACTGGTTCAGTTGTTAGGGCAAACAGAGCTTTTGATACATTTAATCAAGTAGCGTCAACCACTCCATTTGCTTTAGACGATGTTGTGAATGCAGGTGCGCAGTTAAAAGCATTTGGTGCGGATGCAGAGGAATTAATTGTTCCAATCACAGATCTTGCAGCATTTATGGGTACTACTGCTACCGAGGCTGCAAATTCTTTTGGTAGAGCTTTTGCAGGAGGCGCTGGAGCTGCAGACATTCTTAGGGAGCGCGGTATACTTAATATTATTAAGTCAAGCCAGGGCATTGCCGATCTTTCAAAAATCACACTGCCACAGTTTAGAGAAGCCTTAATAACATCATTGCAGGATCCAGCCATAGGTGTTGCTGGTAGTTCTGATAGGATGTCTCAGACGTTTACTGGAGCTATGTCCAACATGGGCGATAGTATTACTAGACTTACAGCAACAGTTGGAGATATAGCTCTTCCTACAATAACCAGTTTTATTAAAGGGGTTGAAAAAGTCGCAAAGGACTTAGAGACACTCTTTAAAGATTTAACTGAAAGTTCTGCTGAAAAAACATTACGCAAGCTAAAAGAAATAAATGTGGAGGCTGAGGCTTTAACTGATTTAGAAATATTAGTTTTTAAAGATGAATCTGCTCAAAACATAAAGCTTATAAATGATCAAATTGCAAAATTAATTAATAAAGACGAAGATTTAAGAGATGTCTTTGATAGATTTGGCGATTTTGAGCGAAAACTATTAAGCTCATCAAAAGTTTTTGGAAATACTTTTGAAAATGTTAACAATGTAACTATTTCTCAAGTAGAAGCTGGTAAAGCTATAGAGCATTTAACAAAATTAGTAAATCAAAATATAGCTGCCAGTATACAAGCCGCCAAAGTCGATGGTGAGGTTACAGATGTTCAGGCTACTTTAGTAGAAGGTCTTAATGAGGAGACTTTAGGATTTATATCATTAATATCTTTATTGCAACAAGGTCAAGTTGAGCATCAAAGACTAGCAAACATTATAGCTGAGCTTACAACTAATATGAAAGAAGTAGTTGCAGAAAATAAGACATTTGATGAGGCTATAAAAAGTCTTGATGGTACTGGGAAATTTGCATTAAGAACCTTTAATCGTTTTGGGGATGCTTTTGCAGAAGCAGCATTGACTGCCAAGAGTTTTGAAGAAGCTGGTAGAAACGCAGTAAGATCGGTTGCTGCTGAAATACTTAGCAAAGCAGCTACATTTGGACTTATGAAATTATTCTTTGCTGCACCAATGCAAGGTTTAAGCTTTGGTAAATTTTTATTAGGGTCTTTAGGCATCAAGCATGATGGTGGTGAGGTTCAAAAGTTTGCAACTGGTGGTATGATTCAAGGCAGAGACAATGTCCCAATATTAGCCCAAGCTGGCGAGTTTGTTATAAAGAGGGACTCTGCACAGTCTATAGGTTTAAACGCGCTAAATCAGATGAATGAGACAGGTCAAGCAGCGTCTAATATTAATGTACATATACACGGTGGTATTGTTCAGGAAGATTTTGTTACAAATGAACTTATACCAGCTATAGACAGGTCAAAGGCGCTTGCTTAATGCTTTCGTTTGATTCGAGTTTAAGTACAAGTTTAGATAAAAAATCCACCGAGTCCTTCTGGGTTTTAAAACTTTATTACAACGCTGAAGGCTCTTCAGATTTTATTGGGGTATCCGACCAAACAAGAGTGGACGGGTCTGATACGTATCATGGAATAGTAGCAAGCTTTGGAAATTTAGTGCATTCATTGGACTTCTTTAATTTCAAAGCATCTACAATGAATATGACAGTAAAACTTGTAAACACTCCAAACGCTATAGGCAACGACAGGTTTTCCGATTTACTTGCTACAAAGAACTTTGCAAATCGCAAGTGGGAACTATTCCAAAACACAGATTCATTAAGCACATTTGATACTGCTGCCAGAATGATTGGAACTGGTATTATTTCTGGTGATATTTCTTACGATCATAAAACTGTGTCCCTGAAGCTACTGGATTTAAGTTCAGCAAGAAACAAAAAGATTCCTTTGGCTGTAATACAAGACAGTGACTCTGGAGCTAGTAATTACTTTCCCAATGCTCCTGAAAAGAACATTGGCAAGCCTATACCTATGGCATATGGAGATTTTTTTGAGAAAACAGATATAGGAACCATTCCTACTACACACTTTGATCGTTTTAAAAACTTTTACAAAGGCGCGTTTCCTGCAATCGTTACAGATAAGTTTGATGTTGGTCAAGCTTCTACAGAAGCGCATGCTGACACCAAGCAGATGCATACTCTCGACAGTGAAAATGTATATTACTATAAAAATGACCAGTATGCCACTATTACTGGAACAGTAGATGCTACAACTAATAATCCTAAAATTAAATATGAAGGCTCTAGGTGTAAAGTATATTTTCCATTAAGTAGCTCTGGATTTACAACTAGCGGCACTGGAACGCACACTAATGAAACCAATATTTCAAATGGGTTATTTAACGATACTAGTAAAACTTCCATTGCGGTAACTGACGGTAATAACGTGACAATTAATTATGGAATTGAGCCTGTGTCTAAAATGGGAGAGTTTGTTAGCGCCACAGGTTTAGCTAAGTTTGGCACTATAAGCGGTTCATTAACTGGACTTAGCTTTATAAAGATTGGTGGCGTGCCTTATACAAGTCCATCGTCAAATGATGAGCTTGAAGCAACGCTATCATTTACAAGTACTAAAACCTCAGCCTGGGATTTCACTGGAGGAATTTCTGTGCTGTTAAATTCTAATACTGGTAGTGGAGATAAATCTGTTGAGATATCTGAGATGGGTATTGTTGTTGAGTTCGATATTGACGATATTGAGACCTATGAAATTGAAGAAGAATACGAACAGCTTTTTGAAGGTGGCTACGAAGTAGTGACACAGTTTGACAGCGAGATAGAGACCTTTTCTGAAGTTGTTACTATGACAAGAACGCACACGTTTACCACCCCAACTAAAATAGATTATGTATATTTCTCTGGCAAAGGTAGAATATACGGTGATTGGGTAGACGATTCTAGAGATCAGGGTTATAACGAAGATGATTTAATAGAGAATCCTGTGTTTATAATTGAAGATGTTTTAAGAAGTGAATTATCACTCACAACTTCAAATATTGATGTAACCACTTTTGATGCTTCTGGAAACACAACCAATGGTCA